CCTGACCTAAAGTCAGCAGCATACACTATGCTAGGCGATGCTCTTCGAGCACAAAACGGTCTAGCTGCAAAGTGGACACCTCGCAAGGGTAAGATTGCTGCTGAAGTACGAGCATTCTTTGGAATGACTCCTAAGCAATACCGTAAGTCTTTGGTGACAATGACTAAGGTTGTCGAAACACAGATGTGTGCCGGCGACTGGGATAACATCAACTTCAGTCACGTGCCATCGGTAGCTGCTCGCAACTACAAGAAGGCTTTTGGACGTCACACTCCAAAGTTTGCAGAATATGTGGCTGCTCTAGTTAAGGGCACTCCTGGGGTTAAGGTCAACGCAAACGCGATCTTTCCACATGATGTCCTGAAGGGTGTTATCAACGGTTACCAAGTTAGTTTGAACAAGACTGAATTGGACCATGTAACAGCACAGTGGAACGCACTGCCAAACTATGTCGGAGACGCAAGTATCCTTCCTCTAGTTGACGTAAGCGGTTCTATGAGTTGCCCAGCTGGTAAGAGCGGTAGCACAAGTTGCCTAGATGTAGCAGTTAGCCTTGGCTTGTACTTGGCTGACAAGAACAAGGGTGCGTTCAAGGACACATTCTTGACATTCAGCTCAAAGAGCGAACTGTTGACTTTGAAGGGAGACATTGTACAGAAGATCAACCAAATGGTTAAGTCCAGCTGGGATATGAGTACAAATCTCCACGCAGCATTCAACAGAATCCTTGATGTGGCAGTCAAGGGCGCAGTTCCTCAAAGTGATATGCCAGCAATGGTATTGATCTTGAGTGACATGCAGTTTGACCAATGTGTCAAGCATGACAACAGTGCAATGGAAATGATCGAACGCAAGTTCGAAGCAGCCGGATACACTGTACCTAAGGTTGTTTTCTGGAACTTAAACGCAAGTGATAACGTTCCAGTTAAGTCAGACAAGAGTGGAGCCGCTCTTGTTAGTGGATTCAGTCCAGCTATCATGGCTAGCTTGCTAGGCGCTGATGTTGAACAGTTCACTCCGGAAGGCATCATGCTTAAGACTGTAATGGTTGATCGCTACAAGTTAGCGTAACCTGTTGTAGAAATACAACACCCCTAAACCCTGCCAATGTAACAGTTGACAGGGTTTTCTTTTGACAGTATAATAACAGCATGTATAAAGTAATAAACAAAGAAATAGAAACAGAATTTCCTAGCTTAGATGCGGCAATGGCCTATGCTAAGACTCTAGATGCTTTTGTCAGCATCACAGGAAGCGAATTTGAAATCGTAGGCATGTTTGGTGTTGACAGCGTTAAAGACGGTGTGTGCCCTGATGGCATTGCCTACGATTGGAACAAAGCGAGCCGAATTGGTCGCGTTAAAAAGGAGAGAACATAATGCCATGGATTCAAAATTGTGCGGCGGATGACATTCCAAAAGGATTCCATGTCGCTGTAGGTGAGAACAGTATGCTGATCCAAATCTCGGATCCTGCTAGCTGGTTTCCTACACCAAAACACCAGTTCAAAGAAGTTCATCGTTTTGAATTTTTAGATGTAGAAGAAAAAGACGAAGTTCTAGAAGAAGCAATGAAGTGCAGTCAAGAGCAGGCTGCAGAGCTTGTTCGGTTATTGCAACACGCATTGGCTAACCGCATGGATGTAGTCGTGCATTGTTTTGCAGGCATTTGTCGTTCGGGTGCGGTTTGCGAGCTCGGAGTCATGATGGGCTTCAACGACACTGAGCGTTTCCGTAGTCCTAACCTGCTGGTCAAGCATCGTATGATGAAAGCATTGGGTTGGACGTACGATGCTGACGAAAAGCCAAACATTGATGATTGGCGAACTATGAGACCTATTGGAGATTAATATGTATCTATGTAGAGAAGAAGTTGTAAAGATTTTGGACACAATGGATAAATTTCCAGAAGCAACGTCTTTTGAGTTGCTACAAGATCAACACAGTGGTATCGGTAGCGTTACTAGTCTAATTGTGCATACTAAAATCAATGGCCTAGATGGTGAGTTCAAGACTGAAATTTCAGGTGTAGAGAATTGGTGATGAAAATTAAATTTGATAAAAATACCATGCCTGACGCATTGTATAATGCATTGCTACAACACTTTGTAAACGAAGCTGTTGGATTAGGTATAGAAGTTAACAAGTTTACTCAATTTGAAAATTGGGTTATTGAGTGTACTGTAGACGCTAAAGAATCAGTCCACTAATCTGTTGTAGTAATACAACACATTTGCCAGTTGACAGAATCCTGCTACAAGTGTATAATATATACTTAAACAGCAAAAGGACATATATGGCAGGCAAAGCAAAATCGGTTTATTTGACTATAAACCCAAAAGGAACTTTTAAAACTGTATTCAGCAAAATATTCTTTGATGCTAAGGCATACAATGAATATGTTAAGTCAGATGAGTTTAAAGCCAAATGGCCTGCAGAAGAGTTTGATATTGTAAAAGAAACATATTAAAGAAAGGAGGGCATTATGCCTAGTGTATTTTTAGTAAGCGACACACACTTTGGACACACAGGTGTTTGCCGCTTCACACGTAACGATGGTGTTACAAAACTTCGCCCATGGGACTCTGCTGAGGAAATGGACGAAGCTATGGTCAAGGCATGGAACGAACGGGTAAAGCCCACTGACAAAGTTTACCATTTAGGTGACGTTGTTATCAACCGCAAGTCATTAAAGACATTAGCCCGTTTAAACGGTGACAAGGTCTTAATCCGCGGCAACCACGACATCTTCCGGGATGACGAGTATAGGATGTACTTTAGAGAATTACGAGCATATCATGTTATGAACGGAATGATCTTAAGTCATATCCCGTTGCACTCAGACTCAATGGGTCGTTTTGGTACTAACATTCACGGTCACACTCATGCAAATCGCGTGAAGAAGGCTCGAGGTGTTGATGCACGTACAGGAGAAATCTTATACAGCGATGAGCCTGATGTTCGGTACCATTGTGTTTGCGTGGAACAAACTCCAGACTTTGCTCCTATCTTATTTGAGGACGTTATTGCACGTATTGAAGCAGAAGGCGGTAGCATTGGATTTAAGAGTGGTAACGGCCCAACGATGTAAGGAATAGTATGCCAGCGTGTTATCAACTTATCGGAGTTCCTGCATCAGGAAAAAGTACTTGGGTTAAAAACCAAGACTGGGCGTTAGGGTTAACTATAGTTAGTACAGACATGTGGGTAGAAATTTATGCTAAAGAACAAGGCAAAACCTATTCCGAAGTGTTTACGGATTACATGCCCACGGCAGTTGACCTAATGGCCAAACAAGTTGTGTTTGCACGTGAACATGGGCATACTATAATTTGGGATCAAACTAGTACAACTGTAAAAAGTCGAGCTAGAAAGTTTAACATGCTACCAGACTACGAACACATTGCAGTGGTGTTTAGGACCCCGGAGCATACAGAACTTATGCGGAGACTAATGAGTCGTCCTGGTAAGGAAATCCCGGATCATGTTATTGCCAGTATGATTGCCAGTTGGGAAGAGCCCACTCTAGAAGAAGGCTTTAAGGAAATTTGGTACGTTTAAATAGGACCTTCGGGTCCTATTTTTTTGGTAATAAATACAGTATGATTAATTTTTATACTCCAATACCTAATATTAAAGTAGATACAGAACGTTTACTCGTAGAAATATTTCGTTTTTGGAAACCACAAGATATGGTGTCAGACCAAGCTCCTAGTTTTACTACAGCTGAAAAATATGTAGATGATCTCAACTATGATTTCGGTAAGTATGCCGGAACTTCGGAATTTATATCTAATGACTCGCTATTAAAAAAATATCCGGATGGGGAGATCGATCAAAATTTAATATACTGGCCTAAAATTTTAGAAAAAAGTTATATGAAAGAATTAGGTGATTATTTTGCTTCGATATTTCAAGTTAAACATTATCGAACTAGAGCAAGCTATTTTAACACCGTTAATCATTCTAACAATTTAAAAATAACAGGGTTGCATAATGATCCGCACACCCCGTATCGAGTACACATAGCATTAAAAACTAACCCTAATATAAAATGGAAGTTTGTAGATGAATTAGGGGAGATTTATAGTGTACATCAGCAAGCTGACGGAGTACCAGTATTGATAGAAACTGGTAAAACTAAACATCAAATTGAAATTCCAGAAAACTCTATGAGGATACACCTGTGGTTCCAATATTACAGC